ATGGAAACCTGTCCAAAACTATCATCGCTTTCAGGAATGGCACCTTCTTCATCAATCCAAGAAGCGGTACCTTTGGAAGCCACTACTGGAATCTTGCGATCGCCAGAAGAAGTGGAGATGACGTTGGCCAGCTTTCTGAAGATATTCTCTTCATCCAGGGCTTCAATAAGAGTACGCTCGAACTCATCTGGTACAAGATAGCCACCTTCTGTGTCGGTTCCAATCTGCAGTGCGTTCTTAATCACTGGATCAAGCCCTTCACCAGAACGGGTTCTCATGGCATTCCAGAATGCTTTCTGGTATTCAGCAGAAGCTCTACCAGATTTAGATTCCATACCTTGGAAGATAGGCTTTCCGGTAAGTGGAGTGTTAAGTGGCTTTGAAAGCTCGCGGTCAAGGGCCTCTTGTTTTTCAAGACGATCAATCTCTTTACCAAGGGCAACCACATCAGCTTCCATTTTTTCATAGGTTGCAGTGTCTTCGGCGGATACAATTCCATCTGTACCTCTTTTGGTATCCAGGAATGCTTTAGCAGCTTCCCAGGACTTTGCTCTTTTTTCACGCAGTTCAAGAATTCTATTCATAGTGTTTTCCTCCTAAAATTTAGTGTTGAATCAAAGAAAGCCGCTTTTCTAGCGACTCAATTGGGGTGCCAATATTCTCTTTTTCTAGTTTGGGTTTTACCTTATCAAGCAGAGAGTTGGTTACAGCTCTACGGCTAAAGGCATAGGTGAAATCTTCGGTCTGATTTCTTTTCTTTTCATCCTCCAAGATGCCATCAGCAAAACCAAGCTCGATGGCCTTTTTCGCATTAAGCCAAGTCTCCGCATCCATAAGGTGGGAGAGCTTTGTTCTTGACTGGCCTGTCTTAATTTCGTAGGCATTGATGATGCTCTCTTTAACTTCAGAAAGCATGGCAATGGCCTTTTTCATCTCCTCGCTGTCCCCAATGGCCACGGTAAGGGGGTTGTGCACCATCATAAGGGCAGTTGGTGCCATGAGCACCGTTGTCCCCGCCATGGCGATGACAGAGGCGGCTGAAGCGGCAATACCATCGATCTTTACGGTAACAGTGCCTTTGTAATCCATCAGCATGGTGTAAATCTGACTAGCAGCAATGCAATCACCTCCTGGAGAATTGAGCCAAATAACAATGTCACCATCACCGGCAGTAAGCTCTGCTTTAAATGCCTTAGGGGTGACGTCATCATCAAACCATGAATCTTCGGCAATAACGCCGTCTAGATAAAGTGTTCGGACACCAGTGTTTTCATCTCGTGCCCAGTTCCAAAACTTCTTCATTAAGGTTCCTCCGTTTCTTTAATATTTGCGAACGCGCCTGCGTCCTGTAATTTAGTCATGGCGCCGTTGATGAGGTAGAGATCGCCACCTAATGACTCTGGAATTCTATCCAGATTTTCAAGTTCTCTGATATCATTGGCGCTCATCCAACCGTTCTGCCTTGCAGTGGCATATCCACTCATTCGACTTACATAATCTCCACGTAAAAGGCCATCCACGTTAAACTTGATAAAGACATTAGGTTTTTCGCTTTCCATGAGCAGTGCCCTACACATGGACTGTTCCCAGCGGACCACCCAAGGGTCGAGGGTGTATTTTACGAATTCAAGTGATTGCTGCTCGATGTTACTAAAGGATGACTTCTCAAGGTCAGCAAGCATATGAGGGGGCACTCTAAAGATTCGAGCGATCTCATTGATCTGAAACTTTCTGGTTTCTAGGAACTGAGCCTGCTCAGGAGAAATGCCTATAGGCTGATACTTCATACCTTCTTCAAGAACAGCCACCCTGTGGGCATTGCCGCTTCCTTGATACGCTGCGTTCCAGGATTCTTTAATCTTCTGAGGATCCTTGATGGTACCGGGGTGTTCCAGGACGCCACCCGGTGAAGCCCCATTAGCAAAAAACTTAGCTCCATATTCTTCAGTAGCTATGGCTAGGCCCACAGCATTTTTCGCCATGGCTATGGGTGAATAGCCTACCAATCCATCAAAGCCAAGTCCTGGGATATGAAGGACGTCCGATGGTGAAAGATACACCTGATGCTCTTTGCCAAGAGAAGGGACATCCTCATTGCCACGCTGATACAAATAGAAAAGCCGACCACTTGAATCGCGATCGACCATCATTTTGTTTGGCACTAGGGGGTATAGGGAGATCACTTCACCACGTGCATTTCGAATAATCTGAGCATAGGCATTTCCCCATAATAAAAGATGACTCATCAGCGTTTCTCTAAACGCAAAAGAAGTCATCTCAGGATTTGGTTCATCATGGAGCAATTTGTAAAGTGGGTGTTTTAGGTTTTTCTCCTTTCCGCCTGAATCATTGTATTTGTAAACATGAAGAGGCAAACCAGCTAAGGTCTCCGATAAAATTCTTACGCAGCTGTACACTGCGGTCATTTGCATAGCGGTTTGCTCATTGACCGGCTTACCAGCACTAGTACTTCCAAAAAAGAAGCTGTAATAGCTTCCTGAAAGAGTATTTTTAGGTTTATCACGCGCCTTAAATATTCCTTGAAGTATTCCCATGGACATCACTCTCCTTAAAATAGGCATGAAAAAAGCACCTCATTTGAGATGCTTAATATGGATACCGTTTAGGTCATATATTATTATAATTTTAAAATTTCACTAATTTGTATTCTCGTAATTGCTTTCATCAAACAGGTAAACAATTTCTCCATTCGGTGCCTTTATGGCCATTTTTTCAAAATAGGGTTCTCTTTGCATATTAGATCCTGCTACAAAATGTGTTAGCAAATATTCATGAGAAAATCCCAAACTGTCAACTGCTACAACGTTAGTAGTTAGGATTTGACCTTCATTCATAGAATACTTATCATCAATGTCAAGTGTAAAGTTTCCGCCCAAGCCGTCTTCATTTTCCAACACCACGGGAGTTTCTTTTATGATTTTATCATCCACTTTAATGACATATTTAATATCTACAAAAGCGATATTCTCCTCTGATGGCTTATAATCTATGCTAAGATTTCCTTTTGCACTATATTGATTTGAGCCATAAGAAGTTTCTCCATGAAAATTTGCATAAATATGTGGGAATACTTGCTCTTTTATGCTAGATACCATCAATCCATTATGTTCTTCAACGCTCTTTACACCATTGTCTTGCATAATAATCTTTGGAAAAACACTTTCTGATATTTCAAAGTCCTTAGTGGTGGAGTACTGCAATCCTGATTTATCAAGCTGGACAATTTCTCCATTAAAATCAAGAGATACCACCATAGTTTCTGTTATCATCTTTGGTTCTATTGTAAATTTAATAGGTACGGTAAGTGTGCCAACATCAAGATTTCCTACTTTTACCGAGGTTTTATGAATTAAACTTGCTTGAGCCTCTAGTTTTTCGTCAACATTTTGATAGATAGAACTAATCTGATTATCGAGTCGATTTTCAACAGAACTTATTGTGTGATTAGTATAATCAATTTTGCTTTGCAGTGAATTTATCTTTACTAATGAGTATAATTGCAAAGCTATGAGTGCAGCGATTAAAATATACGACTTTTGTTTTTTCATTTAATGTTTATCCCTCCATTTTATATTAAGTGCTCTTCACTTATTGTATTAAACTATTATAAATTGACTCTATTCAACATTAGCCTATTTCATTTATTATACCATAGAGAAGATGACATTAGAAGATTAAAAGACCACGATCATCATAAACAGAATTACTAGTTGCTCCACCACAGCGGATCGCTCGGTCAAGAGCCATGATTGTGGCAACAGCACCGTCAATCTTCTCAGTGGATTTTTCTTTGTCTGCTTTGATGTTACCAGCAGGATCGGTTCTAATAAAGATATTGTCCATCATCCAGCGGAGAACAGGGTGCCCACCGTGGGCTATCTTTTCTTCCAATGTCAGTTTCATCAGTTCCTTTGTTGGCGGAGACATGTCTTTAAATCCCTGACCAAAAGGGACAACTGTGAAGCCTAAATTCTCTAAGTTCTGTGTCATCTGAACTGCTCCCCAGCGGTCAAAGGCAATTTCGCGGATGTTATATTTCATTCCAAGTTCCTCAATGAATGTCTCAATGAAGCCGTAGTGGACCACGTTACCTTCGGTGGTCAGAAGGAAGCCTTGTTTTTCCCAAACATCATAATTGACATGATCCCGTCTAACCCTTAGGTCAATGGTGTCCTCTGGTATCCAGAAGTATGGAAGTACCACATACTTGTCATCTTCATCCAATGGTGGGAAGACAAGTACGAAGGCTGTTATGTCAGTGGAAGAGGAAAGGTCCAGTCCACCATAGCAGACGCGACCTTTAAGGCTTTCTGGATTAACTGGAAAAGCACAGGCATCCCATTTATCCATAGGCATCCAGCGGATAGCCTGCTTAACCCATTGATTGAGCCGAAGCTGCCTGAAGCTGTTTTCTTCAGCGGGGTTTTGTCTCGCAGACTCGTAGGCCATCTTTACTTTATCCATGCTAACAGTGATGCCAAGGGATGGGTTTGCTTTCTTCCACACCTTTGGATCGGACCAGTCATCTTCTAGATCTGCACCATAAATGACGGGGTAGAAGGTAGGATCGTTCTTTCTTCCTGCCATGATGTCCAGGGCCTTTTGATGCACTTCCCAGCAGATGCTGTTTTGATTATCTCCGGCAGTGGTGATTAGAAAGTACAATGGCTGCATCCTGGCATCACCACTACCTTTTGTCATAACATCATAAAGCTTTCGATTGGGTTGAGTATGGAGCTCATCAAATACAACCCCATGGGTGTTAAAGCCGTGCTTGTTTCCAACATCGGCTGAAAGCACTTGATAAATACTTCCGGTGGGTTGGTAGATCAGTCTTTTCTGTGAGTCCAGAATCTTTACCCGCTTGGATAAGGCAGGGCACATTCGCACCATGTCTGCTGCCACGTTAAAAACGATGGAGGCTTGGTTACGATCTGCAGCGCACCCGTAAACCTCAGCACGCTCTTCGTTATCTCCACAGGTTAAGAGCAGGGCAACAGCCGCCGCCAGCTCACTTTTTCCCATCTTCTTTGGTATCTCTACATAAGCGGTATTAAATTGGCGATAGCCATTTGGTTTTATGGTTCCAAATAAGTCCCGGATGATTTGCTCTTGCCAATCTATCAGTTCAAAGGGTTTTCCTGCCCAGGTTCCTTTGGTATGGGAGAGGCATTCAATAAAACCAACCGCATAGTCCGCCATCTCCTTGCTGTAATGGGAATCTTTCGCCATGTAAGAGGTTGGTTTATACTTCTTTAGTTTTCGGATACGCGGACACCTCCTTTAAAAAGACATAAAAAATAGACCCTGAGGTCTTCTGTAACGAGGAAAAGAGCTTTTCAGCCCTGTTCCTTAATGCGTTTTATCTTGGTTAATTGTATTCCTTCATCAATATTTCAAGTGCAGCTTGCGCATTGGCGTCGATGGGTTCAATGTCCCAGCCTCTATCAAAGTTTGTAATGATCTGGCCATCTCGCTTTAGCATCAGTTTTGAAATCCTACCTTCATCAATGCCGTAAGGGGAGCCTAAGTCAAAGCTTTTGATCCAGTAATGAATGGTTTTGTTTTCGACTTCGATTTTACCTTTTCTCCACATGGTCTAATCCCCCCTTAAGTCCTAACCAAGATTGCTGGTAGAATTTGCTTTTCACCAGTCTGCCAGTCAGTGTAGCTTGTTTTAACCTTGGTAAGTCCGTCCATCCTGCAGCCGTGTTTTTCAAATTCGGCAAGGATTGTGATCAGCCCTGAGAAGGTGCTTGAAATGGTGATGTGGTCAATTCCGTACGCTCTGCAGGCTTTAACAATGGGTTCAATGTCGTAATCCCAAATGACCTCAGAAAAGTCGATGGTGTCGTTTCCTGCTTCCTTGCTTCTTTCATAGGCCCAGTACATGGTGCTGTTGATTCCTGATTCCTTAAAGTTTGAGCCAGTTGCTTTGGCTTTTTCAAATGCTTTAATTTCTTTCATGTTCTCATCCTCCATTTAGTGTGGTTTTGTTTTGGTATTACATATATCACTCTAAACGAGAATAATAGCAAGTCATTTCTGTAGTAATAGAGCAGGTTTTTGGCTCTGAGGCTAATCTTCAATCGCTGTATACCGCGAGTAATCATAGCCTTCTGTGCTCGACAATATCTTTTCACCGGTGTCTTTGTTAATGACCCTAATGCATCGAAGCTCACCTTTTTCGTTGGTCCCGCCATCTGACTTCTTGATCCAGGGCTGATCCTCTAGAAAATCACTGGTGAACTTCTT